CTCGGCTACTCGCCGGAGCAGATCGCGCAGGACAAGCAGCGCCGGGCAGAAGAGCAGCTGGCTCTTGCGTTCGCTCTGCAGGACAACCCCCAGCCGACCGATGAGGCGCAGCCTCCGGTCACGGGGGGGGGGATCCTTCTGAGCTGAAAACCAAGTTTGACGCACTCGGCACTGCGATCCGCGCAGGCGTCGCACCGGAGTCAGCAGCTCAGGTCGTCGGCCTCGACGGAATCAAGTTCACAGGCGCAGTGCCCGTCGCTCTGCGTCTGCCTGAGACGCAGTCAGCCGACCTTGAGGAGAAGTGAGCATGACGGACCTGGACGACCTGACGAGTGTCTACAGTTCCCAGGTCCACGCCGTGCGCGCACAGATCACGAAGTTTGGCGAGGCTTACTGGGACTCGATGCCGAACTACCGGGCAAGTGCCGTCGAGGACATGATCGACGCGCTCGTCCCCCGGGTCACCGCCGGGCAGCTCCGTATCGCGGACCTGACCCGCGCCTACCTCGCGCGCTGCGCACACGAGCTCGGCTGGAAACTCGTCGTCCCGCCACTCGATAAGACGGATGTCCTCGGCGCTCGCGGTGTGGATCCTCGGACGGTGTACCGCCGTCCGGCGGTCGATGTCTATAAGGCGCTGTCGGACGGGAAGCCTGTCGAGCAGGCGGTCTCTGAGGGGCGACTCCGTTTGACTCAGCTAATCGGCGGCGACGCTCAGCTTGCGAAGGTCCGCGCATCTCGCCAGGTGATGAGCGCTTACCCGGACGCCGGTTCCTACTACCGGCGTGTGCTAACGGGACGCGAGAACTGCGGTCTCTGCGTCGTCGCTTCGACGCAGCGCTATTACAAGGAAGATCTGCTGCCGATTCATCCGGGCTGCGACTGCGACGTGCAGCCGCTGCCGCCCGAAGCGGCAGGCCAGCAGGTCATCGACGAGGACCGCCTAGAGCAGGTCCACCAGATCGCTGCCGAACGGCTCGGCGAAGCCGACCGAGGAGGCAGGACGCCCGACTACCGGAAGCTAATCCGAGTCGAGGCACACGGGGAATACGGCGCCACTTTGACGTGGGCTGAGCCGAAAGCCCCAAAGCAAAGCGGCGCAGCGGATAAGGCGTAACGCCTAAAACCGCAGCCGCACAATCAAGCCCCGCTAAGGCCGCAACGGCGCTCGCGGGGGAGGCTACCCGAAACGGGGAGGATTGATCGACCATGAAGATTCACCTGACGGACCGACCGCATCTGCGATTCGTCGAGGCCGCTGACGCGCCTGCAGGCGGGGAAGCGGATGAGGCCCAGGTCTCGGAGGCTGCGACCGAAACGGAGCAGCCGATGGACTGGGAAGCAGAAGCGAAGAGGTGGAAGAAGCTGTCGCGCCAGAACGAGGCTCGGGCGAAGGAGAACGCCGAGAAGGCGCGCTTGTTTGACGAGCAGGAGGAGGAGAGCAAATCGGAGCTGCAGAAGGCTCTCGATAAGGCTGCGCAGGCTGAGGCCCGCGCCCAGGCTCTCGAAGTTCAGGCGACGCGAGCGCAGGTCGCCGCGGCGAAGGGCGTCGACGTTGACCTGCTGTCCGGCTCGACGCTGGAGGAGCTGGAAGCGTCTGCGGACCGTCTGCTGGAGTGGCGCGGCGCGCAGATCCCGAAGGGCGCGCCGGCATCCGACGCGGGACATAAGGGTGACGAAATCAGGTCGAGCAAGCAGCTCACACGCGAGGACCTCAAGACCATGAGTGCCGAGCAGATCAACCAGGCCCGACGAGCGGGCCAACTCAACGACGTGATGGGTCTCGCCTAACGGCGAGCCCGCGAAAGGAGCCACAATGGCTAACACGCACTTTATCCCCGAAATCTGGTCGGCATCGATCCTGGAGAGCTTCCGCAACCAGGCTGTCCTGACCGGCCTGACGAACCGCGAGTACGAGGCAGCGCTGACCTCCGGATCGAAGATCCACATCGCCGGCATCGTCGACGTCAAGGTCAAGGACTACAAGACCGGCGTCCTCCCCGCTGCGTCCGGCGGCGGCAAGCAGCCGCGCACGACCGCACCCGACACGGTCGCCGACACGGGTATCGAGCTGGTCATCGACCAGGAGAAGTCCTTCGACTTCCTTGTCGACGACATCGACCGCGCGCAGTCGAACAAGTCTTTCGACAAGTACACCGAGTCCGCCGGTATCGGCCTCGTCGAGGACGCGGAAGCCTTCCTCACTGGACTGCTCTCCACGCAGGGTACGGCGGCGACGGGCATCGCAAACCCCACTGACTGGGCGTCCGCCTACAACGTCGCGCTGGCCCTGCGAGGCAAGCTCACCGACGCGAAGGTGCCGCAGGCGGGTCGCGTCCTGCTCGTGAACGCGAAGTTCGAGAACTTCCTGCTCTCCGACGGCTCGAAGCTCACTGCCTTCGACAAGGCCGACACGACCGACGGTCTGCGCGAAGCGATCATCGGCCGCCTACTCGGCTTCGACGTCGTTGTCTCCCCGTGGATGGACAACACCAAGCCTATGGCGATCGCGCTGCACAAGCCCTCGGTTGCCTACGTCTCTCAGATCTCCGAGGTCGAGAGCATGCGAGCGGAGAACACCTTCGCCGACCGCGTCCGTGGCCTGCACGTGTACGGCGGCAAGGTGCTGCGCCCGACCGCCGTTCAGGTCTTTAAGGGGGTCTGATGCTCGTCCGTGGAACCAACGGCCTTGAGATCGAGGTCGAGGAACAGGTCGCAACCGCGATGATCGCCGCCGGCATCGTCGAGGCTGTCGCCGCCGCAGACGGCATCGAGCCGATCGAGCCTGTCGAGGACGCTGAGGAGCCGGAGCCCGCTCCGGCCAAGACCAAGAAGTAGGAGGAGAGATGACCGCCGCCCTACCGCTCGCGTCCGTCTCGGACCTGGAAGCAGCACTAGGCCGCGACCTCAACGAGACAGAGAAGCACCGCGCGGAATTCGTCCTCGACAAGCTCTCAGCAGCTTTCCGAGACCGTGCCCGCCAAACCTTCACCGTCGAGCAGTACACGCACCGACTCAAGGTCGACGGCGGCGGTCGCCTCTTCCCTACTCGGACACCGCTCATCGCCGTCCAATCGGTGACCACAGACGATGGAACGCCGGTCGCCTGGCAACTTCGGCACGGCTTCGTCCAGGTCGATATGCCAGCGTCCGACTTCCTCGTCGTCACCTACTCCGCAGGCCTCGCCGAAGTCCCCGCCGCCGTCCGACTCCAACTCGCCGACAGCGCGCGCCGCATCATGTCGATCGACGCCGCCGCCGCGCACGGAGCCACGCAGGCAACGGACACGACAGGTCCGTTCACCCAGACCAGGCAGTACGCCTCCTGGGCAATCGGAGGCCAAGCCCTCCTATCCCCTGACGACCAGGCGCTCGCGGACTCGTTCAGGCCGCGTCGCGCCGGGCATGTGTGGGTGATGACCGGATGAGCCGCGAACCGCTGGAGGAATGGCGAACGCCGGTCCAGGTTGAGGGGAAGGTCCGGCGGGATGCCGACGGCTACCTCGTCAAAGGAAGCGGCCAGCGCCTGATCGGCGGCTGTCTCGTCGCCCCGGGAGCCTTCACGGTACCGGGGCTGCTGACATCGCAGACATCTGAACAGTCAGACGAGCAGGCGACGATCTACGCGCCGCCAGGCGCTCTCTTCGAGGTCGGAGACCGAGTAACGATCCCGGCGGGGCACCCGCTAGGCGGGCACTGGCAAGTCGAGGCCCCGCCGTCACCTTGGCCGAAAGGTGTCGCAGTCACCATCAACCGGAGGTGAGCAAGTGGGGAATAACTTCCGCAGGGACTCAGCCGGAATCAAGGGCTTCCTACAAAGCGGTGCCCTCGCGCCCGGCCTACACCAGGAAGCCGAACAGCTCAGGGCCGCTGCCGCCGCAGCCGCCCCGCGAGGCCTCACCGATAACCTCGCTGACTCATACAAGGCCGAAACGACAAAAGCGCCACTCAGGCCGGGAGGCCCGGTCCGAGATGTTGGCCGCGTCTACAACGACGCGCCGCACGCGCTCGCCGTCGAGTTCGGCCACCGCTCCAGAACCGGAAAGCCGGTCCCCGGAGCACACACACTCCGAGCGCTCCTCGGAGCCAGATCTAAACGGAGGCGGTTCAAGTGACCTACACAGACGCGGTCCAAGTCATCCGAGATGCAATCACCACGGCGATCGGCATCCCGACCGCGCGAGTACTGCAACCGGGTTTCACCGACGGCCCCCTCCCCCTCGCACACGTCTCGCTCGTAAACGCCGACAAAGGCGAATACGACCGAGCCGAAACGATCTCTATCTCCATCTACGCAAAGACACCGGCCTCACCCGCCGACGTCGGCGCAACAGCGCTCGCGGACCAGGTCGAGGGGGCGCTCAGCGTCCGTCCGGTCGTCGGGTCTCGCGGCTGGGTAGACGAGGCCGAGGTCGACTCGACCCTGGGCGTGCAGCCATACTTCGAGGCTGTCGAGGTCGTTCACATGACGGCCACGGTCACGCACAGGCCCATCTCAGAATGACAACACCTGATTAGGAAGGGGTCTTGCATGACCACCATCGAAGCCCTCAAGAAGAAGCATAATCGCACGACCAACGTCCGTAAGGGACTGAACGCACTCGCGTTCCTGGCCCCGATGACGGCAGCTGTCCCGGAGGCGATCACCGAAGCGGGCGGCGCCCTCAAGGAGATCCCGCAGGACTTCCAGCCGCTCGGACTCGTGACAACCAACGGCCTGACCTTCTCCGCCGACGCAAACACGGAGGATGTGGAGGCGCTCGGCTATGCCGAGGCCGTCCGCACCGACCTCACCAAGGCTCCCAAGACCGTGAAGCTCACGGTCCTTGAGCCGATCCGCAAGACGATCCAGCAGCTCGTCTACGGTATCGATCTCTCGCAGACCAAGGCCTCCAAGACCAC